CCTATGAATTGAGACTCTTTGGCTCTGAATCTGACCTCCATGAGGCGTTCGTATCATTCATGCGCGAGCGCGACCCCGACATGCTGATTGCACACGCGGGGACATTCTTCGACATACCCCACCTCATCAACAGGATTCCATATCCTGAGCGTATGAGTCCAGTGGGGCAGGTTAGAAGGTTCAGGAAGGGTAAGGATAGATACGACCCAACAGACCAACCTATAGTAGGTAGGTGGCAATTCGATACTGCAGCCCAAGCCGCTAGTGGTACAGGATTCGAGAGAGTATGGAAAGATAGTGGTGGTGGTCAACTGCCATCTCTCAAACTCAACGACATAGCAGAGACGCTAGGTCTAGGTTCCAAACTCACTGAGGACATAGAAGGTATGGATGTTCACAACGGATGGTATGAATACTGGGGGGAGTTCGTAGACTATTGTCTACTAGACACCCACCTACTCAGAGGGATAGATGAGGCCAAAAATGTCACTGACTTCTACATACAGATGGTCAGACTCTGTGGAGTCACTCTACCCTCAGCATGCAATGTAACTAATTTCGCTAGGGGTCTACTCTCAAGGAGGACAGACAAGAAAGCCCCAACTAGAGCCAAAGGTGACAGTGGAGCACTCCGAGGAGCAGAAGTAGGACTGAACTGTGTGACTGGTTTGCATCAAGGCGTTGGTATAATTGATTACAAGGGGCTATACCCCTCACTAATCCTAGGTAACAACCTGTCCTATGAGACCAAGAGGGATGGGCCCGGCGAAAACATCGTTCAACTAGAGAATGGTACTTACTGGGACCAGAGTAAACAAGGTTTGCTACCAAGCGTAGTAGAATATCTCTTCGCTTATCGAGCAGAATGTAAATTAAAGATGCAACAGGCTGAAACCGAGGAAGAACGGGGTGCTTGGAACACCACACAGATGGCGATTAAGAGAGTCATGGCCTCACTCTATGGCATGACTGCACATGGTGGATATGGTTGGGCTGACCTAGACATAGCACACACCATCACCCAAGAGGGGAGGAGGTGCATCCACCTACTAGACCAAGTCACTACTAGCAACGGCTACGAGTGCCTCTATGGTCACACCGATTCAGCGTTCGTCAAGGTTCCATATGAGGAGGCCGAGATGTTAGCAGATAAAATCACAAAGGCTGTTCAGCACGCTACAGGTAACAAGATGTTGTTCGCAGAACTAGAAGAGTGGATGCCTTACTGGTTACTAGTCAAAAAGAACAGATATGTCGGTAAGAAGATGAGTGGTGAACTGAAAGTGGCTGGTTTTGAAATGAAAGCCTCCAACTCTGCACCCATATCGAAGAAGATACAGAAAGAAGTATTCAACATGGTGTGTAGCGGAGCACACGAAGGTGAGGTAGAAGCCTATATCCGCCCAATAGCCATGCAAATCAAAAAGAATGAGATACCTATCGAGGATGTAACTCTACGCACTAGGATAGGCAAGAACCTCCCATGGCAGATTGAGATGTACAAGAACGAACTCCGTGACAAGAACTCTAAACCGAGTAGAGAAAGATTCCTCTTTCTCAAAAATGAAATCGAGGACAAATACAAAGTCCATGGTGGGGGTATCAAGGCAGCGATACACTACAGTGACAACCATGATGTCGAAAAGTTCGGGAAGGGGGACTCAGTCCCTTGGACCTATGTACAGGGCAATCCTAACATCAAAGCCTACAGAGAACCCTCTGAATTAGAGGGGTATGTGCTAGATTCAGATATTATACTCCAGAAAATGCTAAAGGCCAAGTTAGATAGTGTTTACACTACTCTTGGTTGGGATATTGATGGTGCTCTTGGAGCACCTCGTCCTAAAGCGTATGGATGGTGGTAAGAAAATGGAAAAGAGAAGAACAATGACAGAAGAGAATAGCAGACAGACGACGCTGGAGGAATTTGGCTTTGAGTTCAATTGAAGATGCTGCATGTAAGAAAATACAGGACCGGGCTTTAGTAGGGCTAAGCAAATACGGTACTACTATGGAGAGGGAAGACTTCTCCAAGTTAGACTGGCTCGTGTACGCACAAGAGGAAGCAATGGACCTAGTAGTATATCTAGAGAAACTCATACAATTAGAGACTATAAAGTCTATAGCGCACGAGGCCGCGCCAAAATTGGAGGACTGACCTTGGTCGCCCTACCTCTTGTCTATGAGGATAAGTCCTCTTATGCATGGACCCCTGAGATGGGGGAGGATGGGGTGAAGATACGAATCAGCAAGAGCACTCTAAGCAGCAGCAAATGGTGCCCACAACAATTGTGGTTATCCAAGACACACTCTGTACCTGAAGAACCTAAACCATACCTTACTGTGGGGACTGATGTTCACAATACATTGGAAGAGTTCTACAAGCGTGTTGAACCTGAGGCTCTAGCAGACCTCAAGAAAGCAGTGAAAGCAGGGAATAATAGAACAGTCCTAGAGACTTTCAGGAAGTGGCTCCCCTCTGAGGAAGAAGTAGTTGAGATGAGAAGAGGTTATGAGAAAGACGAGCCATTCTATGAGCGCGACTACGACCTCAATGTAGACTGGTTGATGAGAAATGAAATGCAGCGCCTATCCATGACAGAGGATGGTTTGTTCTTACCCGTAGGTAATGAAGTAAAACTTTCCCCTAAGGCTACCTTCCACATAGATGGTAAGGAAGTAGAGGTCCAGTTGGTTGGGGTAATAGACCGGATATTCCAAGACAAGGATGGTTTAGGTCTCATGGAGTTGAAAACTGGTAAGTGGAAGAAGTACAAACTAGCACCCATGAGGATGGAAATGGCTTACTACAAGATGCTAATTGAACTAAGCCCTATGGAAGAACTAAAGGCCCTAGGATTAGGTGACTTACCAGTGACCCATTGGGGTTGGCGCTACAGTTCGGCGGGGTTGTTAGACTATGAGAAAACACTTAGGGTTAGTGAAAGGGCTATGCAGAATGCTCTTACTAAACTCATTAAGATGTATATTACTCAAGACTTCCCCACTACCAACGACGATTTCAAATGTTCATACTGTGACTACATGGACCTATGCCCCAAGTTCAAGGTGAATTAAATGGATAAAATCGACATCTACAATCGAAATATAGAGAGAGACGCAGCATTAGAATCGTTCAGACTCCTGATGCAGGAAGCATTGAGAGTTGAGGCTAACAGCGAGGGTGTCTATGTTCACTTCGGAAAGCCACCTGAGGACAACCTGATAGACCCAATTCCAATAGCAGAATACCTAGATATCACAATCACACCTGAGCATGTGACAGACCCTGAAACTGTACTCTTAGTGTATGAAAAGTGTAGGAGAGCCTTGACTGAGTTCAAGTGGGGGGAGTTAGATGACTTCAGTTCTTGAGTTTGATTTCCCTAGAGAGGTGGGGCTATTCCGTAAGGTAGTCCATAACCCTGATGAACTGGAACAATACTGGTCTGCACTTAGGAACAGCCAATGTGCTTACACCAGTGTGTATGGTTACAGGGCAGTCAAGACCAGTGGTAAGCGTGCTGAATACAACACGGCTATAGTAAGGAACTTCGTACTAGACTTCGATAAGAAGGAAAGGAAGGGTAGTATGGTACTCGATGTAGATGGGGACCGGGTCATAGAACAGGTGCGTAGACTACATCAGGTTCTCATGGACAAGGATGTCTGCCATGCTATATGGTTCAGTGGTAATGGGTTCCATGTTTGGATTCAATTATCAAAAACTCACCGACCAGCCACTGGTAGTGAGGTCTCTCTCATCAAGGCCGCAGGTAGAAAAGTCATCAATGATTGGAAGGATAGCCTAGACTTAACTTGTATGGACCCTACTGTACCATTCGATATGGCTAGACTCATTCGCATTCCTAATTCCTACAATGCTAAACAGCATGTAGGTAGATGGAGCATACCACTCAGGAGTGCTGAGGTGCTGAACTGGTCTTGGGATGAAGTGTGTGAGAGGGCAGAGGAACATCGTAAAGGTCACTTCACCTACGGTTCTAATGGGATAGACCTACCACTGGAACATGTTAAGAAGTCACGCTTCAATACATCAGGACCTGCACTACAATTTGATACAGTAGAAATGGAAGGAGTAAAGATTCTACCCTGTCTAGTTGAAGCAGCCTGTCAGGTGGGGAGTAACCCACCACATGATGCTCGTAAATCCCTAGTGATTTATCTAGCATCCAGACTCAGGAACTTCATGCCTGTAGAACGAACAACACAGGAAATGCGTGAAGCCCACACTGAATCCATATCAAGATACATATCTACCCTACAATGGGCAGACTATGATGAGAATATTACTCGCTACCATGTGAAAACTATAGTAGAAAAGGGGTACCAACAACACTGTAGTTCTCTTGAGGCTGGCGGTCTTTGCTTAGGGAGGTGTCAGTTATGGGACGGGACAGGCAGTCTGTAAGACCATTAGTGGTAGATACCAATGAGCGTGGCCCACTCTTTGATGCAGTGGAGCGTAGAGCCCACAAGAAGAGCCCTCCTATCTCCATATCCAGAGAACACCTAGTGGTCGGAGACTACAGGTGTGGAGAATGGTATATGGAAGCCAAGAGTGTAGCAGATTTCCTAGAATCACTAAGGAATGGGCACTTAATGAGGCAGTTAGACAACCTTGACGCCAATGTAGACTTGTTTGGAGTGATAGTATGGGGAGAGGTAGGAGAGTATGTCAAGAAGGCGCAGAATAGAGGGGCCTCAATCACATTTAGCGCTGCAACAAAGCAGATAGCAGGGGGGTTAGCACGAGTCGCTGCAGACTTTGGTTGCCTAGTATACCGTGCGCCCAATCTGATGGAGGCTTCACACTTCTTAGTGGGTCTACATGAGAAGACATACAAGAGTGCTAGTAGACATGGTGCACAGGCTATTCGTAGAGTGTCCAGTAATGATGTGAGAGTGGACATGCTGCGTACCATTCCGGGCATAGGGGATGAGATGGTGGACAAGATTATTGCTGCCTGTGGTAGTCTAGAAGAAGCAGCCTGTGGGGATTGTCTCAGAGGGGTACCACGCATGGGGAAGGTGCTCAGAGCACGAGTTTTAGAGGCCTTGACCAGCGAAGAGCCAGTCCATGTCGAGCGTAGAACTTCTCGAGATTCTTGATGTTATTCTTTCTTGATAAGGGTAGGTATTATAGGCTAGCCATACCGCCGCTCAACTTATGGCAAGAAGAACCTGGAGACAATACGGAGCAGTCAAACGCTACCCTATACTGAAAGAATACATTGAGAGGTTCAGTAAAACCTCTTTCTTCAATGAGTTACCAGGTCTGCTGTCATTCTTCTATCTACAAGGGCAGTCTGTGGTAGATTACATTAGGATTCCAGTATGGGCTTCTCACCTAGACCCTAGATTCCATGTGTTTTGGATTCAACCTACCCGTTCAGGGAAGTCTATCTCTTGGGAGTTCATAGGTGAGGTGGCCAAGCACGCCAACATTGATGCAGACATCTTTACTTCTGGTACAGATGCTGGGCTCATAGGCTCCTTCAAAACGCACAAAGATGAGGATGGTAACTACTACACAGAAGAAGTGCCTGGGCTTCTGAATGGTAAGAAACTACTGAACTTTGATGAAGGGAGTATTCTATTGCAGCCCACACCGAAGCAGTTCTTCCAAGAGGTCATTCTATACCTACAACAGTCGATGAACCCTATTGGTACTCACAGTAACACACTTACCAAGCACATGAAAGATGGTAAGATTGAGACTGAGTCTCGTACATCCCACTGGATTACTACTTTCCCTCCTGCAGGTGTCAAAGAATATGTTCTGACCAAGGGTTTGTTCCAGCGTGTACTTCTATTGTTCTGCCATTGGAGCAACGACATGAGAATGGCTGTCTCTAAGAAGAGGATGGAAGGGGTCTGGTCAGATGAGATGGGGGAAGTTATGTCCACAGAAGATTTGGCCCGCCACTTTAGAGAGGTAGAGGCTATGGTAAGAGAGCACTTGTTCGCCTCATCACCGCATGTTGACGCTGTAATGTGGGAAGACCTAGATGAGAACATTAAGGAGGAAAGGCAAGAGCGAGAGCGCTTAGTCAGAGCCTCTGCTCTAAACATGATTCAAAAGAGTAGGGATTTTGACCCTGCAGTAGACACAGCGATAGAGGAGTTCTACAGACTAGTGAGTGGTATGGATGAGAAACTGAGCGATGTAGTTCTGTCCTTCATGCCTAACATTGAGAACTATCTACACATCATGGCTGCACATCTTCTTCTTATTGAAATGAACGAGAAGAAAAAGGAAGGTCCATATGACCCATCGGAAGCGTGGGTTATCACGGGTGACCACATAGACATGGCTATGGAAATACTCTACGATGTTTATGAGCGACTAATCATCTGGCTCGAGAGTGACCTAGAACTAGGTGCTGCTAAGGCTGAGAAGATAGCCAAGACAGATGCTTGGACTAGCGCACTAGAAGCCTGCAAAGATTATGACCTTGGTGACCATCGTGGTGACGGATGGAAGAAGAAGAAGGAAGTCCTCAAGGCCTACGGAAGGCTCCAAGACCGCAGTGTCCCTGTAGTGTACAATCATTACAAGGAGGCCCGGACTTTGTTCAAGGAAACTAAGATGTCTGGTATTCCATACATCAAATGGGTAGGTGAAACTACATGAGTAAAGTAATGTCATTAGATATTGAGACATCGAACTACTCATGGCAAGTAGGTGGTTGGGATGCAACCCACCTGTTTGACCCCACAGTAGTGGCAACATGGGATGGTGATGAAGCCCATGTGTTCTCTAAGGAGGACATAGAAATGGAAGGAGTTACCACTCATCCACTACACCCTAAGGAATTAGGTGAACACCTACAGAAGCATGTAGAAGACGGGGGTATTGTAATAGGTCACAATCTAATGGGCTTTGACCTCCCTGTATTGAGGGATGCTTTAGACTGCTACTATGCAGGAGAACTGATGAGTAAGAATAAGGAATATGTCATAGACACATCTGCCATACTACGCTCAGCAGCAGGGATGCCAGTCACACTTGGGGATGTATGCAAACACACCCTAGGTAATGAGAAACTGATGGATAGTGCAGATGCTCCTAAGGCTTGGGAAGAAGGTCGCTATCAAGAGGTGGCAGAATACTGTCTCAAAGACGCCCAACTAGTCTATGACCTACTGAATCACGGTAGAGATGAGGGCTTCGTTAAAGCCCGCAATGTTGAGACTGGTATCATTGATGACATAGAGGTGATGTGGTAATGGAACTCATAGAAGATGCACCAAACGATTTCTTCAAGATGTTTTACCTATCAGTCTGTGACTATTACAAGGTAGACCCTGATGCACTATTCCTATCGTTAATGGAGGATGAAAAATGAGTGAGAAAACACAGCAAAGTGGAAGAGAAGCGCAAATGAGCAACATAAAGGCGGCTATGAATATAGCCGAGACCGTTAGGTCTACCCTTGGACCAGCAGGTATGGATAAGATGCTGACCAATGGTAATCATAACATCGTGACCAACGATGGTGTGACAATCCTAAGAGAACTGGATGCTGCACACCCCGGTGCACTGATGATGATAGAGGCCAGTAAGACACAGGAGGCTGTCTGTAAAGATGGTACTACCAGTGTGGTAGTATTGGCTGGTCAAATGCTAGCCCTGAGTGAGGGGCTACTACTCAGGGGTATTCACCCTAGGGTAATACTAAGGTCATTCGACAGAGGTAAACACCTAGCATTGGATAACCTAGAACCAGTAGAGATAGATGTCATGGATGCAGCCAAGACTGCTATGCGTGGTAAGGCTGCTGAAAGTGAACTGGACTACGCTGCTACGCTTTGTTTCAAAGCAGCAGAAAAGGCAGGGGGAGACCTAGAAAGAATCAAGGTTGTCACTCAGGCTGGTGGTTCCCTGAAAGACTCCTATGTACAGGACGGTTTAGTTCTGAACAAAGAGTTCGCTAATGATGTGGGGGATATTAAGGAAATCTCAGGTGAAGTTAGTGTGGTACTCCTAAACGGGGGACTGGATGGCTATGATGTAGACCAAATACAGGTCGAAAGTATGGGTCAACTACAGGCTCTCAAACAACAGGAACTTGAGATGCTCAGTGAACTAGCATCAATGGTCGCTGGGGCTATTGGTCCCAACGGCTGTGTCTTCGTAAGAGACTCAGTCCATGAGGCTGTAGCCCACTACCTAGGGCAGAATGGCATTCCACTCATCACCAGACTACAACAGAGTGATATGGAATCTCTATCTAGACTGTTCAATGTACCTATCTACCATAGGATAGTAGATATCACAGACCCTATCGAGCCGATTGACATAGCAGTCAAGGAAGAAAGGATAGGAGACTTAGATTTCGTCACTGTCTCTGGGCCAGGTGAGGCTACCACTTTGGTAGTCAGAGGTGCAACACGCCAGACTCTAGACGAGTACGAGAGGGCTTTCGATGATGCGATAGGTGTCACCTGCCTCAGTATGAAGGATGGTGACAGAGGCTTCCCCGGTGGTGGGGCAGCGTTCTCTGCAGCATCTATGGCTGTAAGAGAGCATGCTGCTAAACAGGCCAACATGAGCGCCCGAGAGCGCATGTGTATGGAGGCATACGCTGATGCATTAGAAATAATCCCTGCGGCAATAGCCAACAATGCTGGTATGGACCCGCTAGATGTAGTGATGGAACTGAGGTCAGCAGAAGAAGGAGTTGGATTATACATTGACGATGATGGAGTAGGTAAGATTTGTAACACCTTAGAAAAGGGGATTGTAGAACCTGAATCTCTAGTCAAACAAGTGATTAGTAGCGCTACTGAAGTAGGAACCTCAGTACTTCGGATTGACGACATCATAGCGATGAGAGGACAGGAAGATGGACCTTGAATACTGGGGTACTGCGCTCCTATACATCTTGTTTTCGATATGCTGTGTCGTGCCTGCAGCCTTCACACTTGGCTCAATTATTTTTGCTACTCTAAACGACCTAGTGTATTATGTCTTGAATCTGCCCAAAGATGAAGAAGAGTGATAAACTGTCTCCTCCTCCGCTTTACTAACAGGAGGAACTGGGGGGGAGAGTTTTTTTCCGGCGTGGCGTGCAGGCTCTTCGTTCGACTCTTCTCTTCTTCTTGTGCTCTCCCCCCCGTTCAAAGATTCCTCTTCTAACCAGAAGAAGTCATGGACTTTGTCCAATTTCTTTCTTTGAGTCTCTAGATAATCTCTCCATATAGGTTTCCTGAATGTTTTTTTGAAGCCTTCAACTTGGGCTTCCCAATAGTCCCAGTTCCAATCAGGATGGTTGTCTCTCAGTTCGCTATTACCCCTATCTTTCTTAGAAGCCATAGCCAGAACCCCGATACCTCCAAACCTACCCCATCATCCTCATCATTCATCATCATCGAACTCGGATAGCCCAGTAAATACACTGAATGCGTCAATCAGTAGTCGGAACACGCTCCCCCCCTCTACCTGGTTGTAGATTCCTTGCTTGTTGCACAGCAAAACGAATCTTCTGAGTACTGTGCAGATTCCAGAAAGTATCTTTTGGCAACCCAAAAGTTTCCTCTACCCTCCTGCATAACTC